GTGGGTACTTGTGGAAATGATGGTTGTATTGTTATCTGTGGGTCATTTATTACAGGAATAGATATATCAGGAATATATATTTCTTGTATTTCAATCGTAGGCATCTCTTTTTTTCAATACTTCTACTTGTGAAAAACATTTCGGACAAGATAAATTAGTCATCACCACTTGTTATAAGTTCAGTATCGCACCAAAAACAATTCATAGACCAATTTTCTTTGATGGTATTGGTAAAGATGGCCCTGTCATGTTTGGAAGATTATTGTCTAATACTTTAGGCATTAGCCCCTGCACATTACCCAATACTTCATTCATTAATTTATTCTTGAACTGCTCAGAGGTCACATATTTGAATGTAAAAAACCCACCGCCTAATATTCCCAAAACAACAACAGTGGATAAAATAGAGAGATAATTACAGATTTTTTGAAACATGATCAGAGATGCAGTAATGAAGGCGATCAGCCATGCCTTAATTATATCTTGTCTATTAATTATTCCAACAATCGCTCCAATGTACCTGATTATGTCTTATATGACTAAGACCATGGTACACCCGAAGTCTTAGTAGGTGTTTTTGATTCTGTTATCTGTGCAGCAATAGATGTTTCTATTCTTGTAACTTCATCAGAACCTAGAGCAGCTTTAGCCCATGCGATAGCATTATCTTTTGTGATATCTGCATAAGCGGTAAACGATCCAGAATCAGCATCAGCAAGCCCTACAGAGCCGTAAGAATAACCAGTATGTTCAACAGCAGAATCACCACTGCCCACAGTTTCAGAGTCACTCGCTGTCCAGTGAACAGTAGTAACAACATCAGATAAACTTCCTACAGTTTTTGTTGCGTCTAAAGCAGCAATATTCCAAGTAACAGCCATGATAATAAGTGTTTAATTTTATTTTACTTAGATTCTACCGTTTGGGCAGTTTCTACCTCGTTTAACTTCTCAAGTTGTTTTATAGCACCCTGATCTTCCATTATTGGTTGCATCAATTTTTGTGCTTCTGCCTGTTTTTCTTGTATGTTTTTTTGAAGCATTTGCAGCTTTGCAATATTTAAATCAAGACGAGTTTTTGTTTCGTCATAGAGTTCTTGTGGAGTTGCCATAAAATTAATTTAAGTTATCCAATTTTACTAAGCAGCTTCTAATGCTGCAACTTTGGTTTCCAATACTTCAACTTTAGCTTCTAGCTCTTGTATCGCTTTCATTAAATAAACAACCATCCCTGATGGGTTGAAATAATATTTAGAATCCTCCTTATCTTCTTTTGTATATGCTTCTGGAAAGCTTTCCACCATTTCTTGTGCAATAAAACCTTTTGATTTTTCTGCTGTATCTTCTTCTTGTATAAAATGAAATTTTTGAGGGTTTATATTTTTAAACAAATCTAAAGTATTTTCAGTCCAGCTTTCAAAATTCTTTTTAAGTGTTCTATCAGATCCAGTTGTATTATATGACGTGCCTGTTCCGCCAGTTTGTATCGTTCCTACTGTTCCATTTGAATTAATAAAGGTAACATGAACACTAGCAGACGTTGTAGCTCGACTGGTATTAAGTTGACCTGCATTATTAAAATAAGCACCTGATGACGAGCCATTATCTATATTACTTGAATTACTTGTATTACCTGTTAAAATCTTGTTCCCAGACGAGTCTATACGCATACGTTCTAAGTTATTTGTATGAATTGTAAAGTCTTCTGCCGATGCACCACATGCGACATTAAAAGAATTAGAAGTTCCACTTGCTTGGAATCCTATTCTTGCAGTTATTCCAGTTGATTCAACTCTTATAGGAATAGTATCACCACCTGTACCTATTACATGTAAAGCTTGATCTGGACTTGTAGTATTTATACCTACCTTGCCAGACGAATCTATACGCATACGTTCAGCGCCACCTGTTGCAAATGCTAAAACTGATTCACCACTTGAACCTAAGTTTAATATTGCACCACTGGCATCTTGGGCATTATTTTCAAATAATAATTGTTTAGCATCTTTAATAGTTACATTTCCTGACGAATCTATACGCATACGTTCTACGGAGTTTAAACCGCCATCAGGTGTGGTAAAAAACTCTAAACGACCTGGCATATCATTGTCACCAGGGGTACCATCACAAGATGCTTGAATTATTGCTGCTCTTGTATCATGTGTGCCATCTGCACCCATGAATATTAAACTTCCTAAAGCATCTCCACTTGCAACAGAAGTTTTTGAAGCAGCAGAAGTACCTCTACTTCTTGATAAATATATCGAAGCTGCATTAGTAGTAGTTGTTGAGTTATGACGAATACTTATTCTTGAATCATCTCCACCTGTACCTTGTACTTGAAAATGTGGATTATTTGCATCATTATCAACAGGAGTAACAGCACTATGACCTATAAGCAACCTTCCCGAACTGTCAAGGCGCATACGTTCCCCAGCTGATGTTGTAAACATCATATTATTGCTTGAATGATCGTATTCAATCATTCCAACATCGGCATCATCTGGATCGCCCAAAGTAATTATTGATTTTGCATTAGAAGCACCAATTATTGCAACACCGCAATTTCCATTTTTACTTACAAGCAAAGGCAAACTAGAACTTATTGAGCCAACTGCTTGTCCATCAGTACCAGCGACATGAAACAATGCTGATGGAGCATCTTCATTTATTCCAATCCGATCAGTTCCAGCGTTAAGATAAAATAAATTAACTTTTGAGTCACCTTCAATTCTAAAATCTACATCAGCACCATCTTCGTTAAATATTGTTGTAGCTCCTAGTTCCATTCTTTCAACACCAGCAGTAGCGACATTAAAAGTATCAGCAGCAGAACTAAAAATACCTGTGTTTAGATCATCCCTAAAAGCAAGACCAGGAGTACTTGCAGAGCCATCTTCAAGAGTAAAAGTACCATCAAGCTGTAAAAGTTCTACCCAGTCATTGTTTGCTGAGTTTCTAATTTTAAGAACCCCAGCATTTGTATCAGCCCACCACATATAAGCTGCTGTTGTGCTAGGAGCAGAAGAGCTACTGTTATTTGTTAGTATTGCTTGCAGTACATTATTTATATCAGCCCTGACGTTAGCTCCAGTAGAGTTGTCTATAACGTAATCGTGAGTTGCCATTACCTAATCCAATTTTTTATCTAAGTATATCCTAATCTAAAACTAACTACCACGCCCAAAACCTGTTGCAGCATATTTGAAATTCCTATCAACATGACTAGATCCATTCTTTACATCAATATCAAAACCGCTTCCAGTAATATTTGATAAGGCAAAGAAATCTCCTGACTGTGCATTTTCTATTGTTATGCCAATTGATGGCAATACAGAATTGGCTGCAATGCTAGTTCCAGATTGGCCTGTGAAGAAGGTATTAGTAAAGGATACTGACTTGGTGGAAGTGCCAGAAGAAAATAAACCATTTGTAGCTCCTGCATTACCAAGACTTGTTTCTGTTCTACTTTCCAGTTGTGCTGTATATCCTAACTGATCTATTTCAATAGATTGTGCTGGGTCGTTTGAATCCATATCGCATCTAAATTTAAATCCTCTTGCAACAAACGTTCCATTTACAAAAGGATTAAATTGACTAAAGTTTGCTCCATAAGTACAAGATGTACCACTTGATATGGTTGCACTTGTTGTTGAAGTAACTGTGAATGTGCTTGAACTTGGAACAGAAACAATTTGATAATTTCCATCAGTAGCCGAACCAGCAGTAAAATCTATCACAACAAAATCACCCACAGAATATCCATGTGATGCCTTAGTTATCGTAATTGTTGTTCCACTTTGTCCATAAGTGGCAGAAACTGATAAATCAGGATCAAGATCAGTAGTGGCAACTAATAAAGATGCCCCGACATCAAATGCTGTCGCACCGTCAAAATCTGTCCAAGTGTCAATATTTCCTGTTCTTTTATCTATTAGATCGTTGGGATAAAAACCTTGAGAAACAATATGCCTTCTCAATCTCAAAGGTTGCTTACCACCTAAATCAAGTGTATTTGCAAATTCATAAGAACCTCCTGTGATATCTACAGCACCCAAAAAGTCAAAATCAGCCATTGAATCAAAATCAGCAACATCATCTAATGTCACCAAAGAACCAAGCACCAAACCATTTACTTCATCACTAAAAAAACAATCTACTTTTGTACCAGCAAAAGGAGGCGAATCTGTATCTTCTCTATCTGTTAAAACAGTGAGTTTTGGTAAAGGGTCAGGGCTATTTACAATAATTGAAGTTTCACCAGCACTTAGTCTGCCACCATCATCCCTAAATTTTAAAATATACTCCCCAGAAACAATATTTGGAACAATCGACTCGCTGACATTACCTGGAAGGGCTGGTATCACATCAACCGCATTTGTAAAAGTACCAGTGCCATCAGTGAGATTTGATGATCTGACTACCACGTTTCCTCCATGTACCACATCCACATCGGTTGATTGATCAAAACGCAATCTCACAAATTGATCTGATATTGGTTCGATTCTTAAATTCTGAACATCAGATGGTAATGCAGTTTTCCCTAAAGCGATAAAAGTAGTTTTTGCTGGTTCTGCACTTGGTTTATCTAAAGCATTAAAACTAAATACTCTTAATTCATAAGTACCTTTTTGACTGTTTTCAATATCAAAAGTATTACTAAAGACATCACGAGTAATAAAATTACCGTCATTAAATCTGTATTGGACTTGATATTTACTAACACCTGGAACACGTTGCCAGTTAAAAAATATTTTGCTTACAGCTTTATTATCAATAACAACAATTTTTTCTTCTGCTGATAAATTACCAGGCGCATCTTTAAGAGAAGTTAAAACAGTGGTTGTTCTTGTTGGTAATGCAGCCCCATCCTCTACAAAGGCATATTTTCCAGTGTTATGTTCTAAAGCTGTTACCTGAAATGTAAGATCTTGACTTTCTTTAACACTAATAACTCTCCAAGTTGTTGTTTGTAATGTGTCATTTTGTAAAATCCAAACACTGTTAGCATTTGGGGCAGAAGAATAAGCAGAAGAAACAGTAATTACTGCTCCATCTATACTTGAAATATTTTTTGTCTCAACTGACCCATCAGACAAAATTACTGATAATGTTGCATTATTTGTTGAGACTAAATCTGTATCTGTCGTATCGTCAACTGTTATTGCAGTGGTTGTAGCCGATGCAATTCTTCCTCCTCTTCTTGAACCAGCTTTTACAGGATCACTTATTTCTATAATCTGCCCTGGCCTTACTAATGTTCCAGCCTCTAGGGTTACTGAAAAAGAACAAGTCTCTCCTGAATTTTGTTCATTGTATAAAAACCATTTCCCCATTCTTGAGGCCATACCACGGCTTGTACAACCAAAACTTTGAATCGTTTTTATAACTGTGCCGTATTTTGCACTTGCTGTTGTATCTTCTACAGTCTCATAATCTACCTCTCTTGAATCAAGATCCAAATATCCAACATTAACAACGGTGTGTCTTGTTTTTAATGAAGAGCCTGTATATTGAAACCCCTCCTCTGACACGTTGGAATAATTAAACAAATAAACAGGATCTGTTGGCCTATCACCTGATATATTTATTGCCCCTGCACTATAGAAAGGCATCACACGCATCACAGAACAAAGATCATTTATTAAATTAAATGCCTCTGACTGCTGGGTAATATTTACATTTATTGCAAACCTAGCTTCTTGCCCACCAAGGCCATCATCTACCAATTCATTGTTATAGACAGATTGATTGTAAAATGTATATTGATCTAAGGAACTTTCTGCAATTGATAATCCATATCTAGTATTGGTCAACAAATCCCATAACACCCAGGCTGGGTCTGAATGCCATTCTGTAGCAGTTTTAAATGTGCCGTTAAATGTTCCACTATATGTGATTCGACCAGTTTGAATGTCAACAGTTGCGTTGTGCGGTATTTTTGTCTTTATTCCTCTTAGTCTGAATGACCTTTTTGGTATTCTTGGGAAGGCTTCTGCACTAAACCTAAGTGCTAAATGTGCTACATCTGGATATGCATTTTGTTCAAATATTACCTCAGTCATACTTGACCATGAAAAAGCAGAAAATATTGGACTTGTATCATCATCAGTTGTTCTTGAAACCCTCACATTTATTGGAAAACTTGTGCTGGTTGGAAGAGTAATTAAATAATCTCTAAAATATGTGCTGGTCGATCTTCCAGTAACAGTGTCATCAATTGGTGTTGTTGTTGTTCCATCATTTTGTATAATTTCAATTTTTACCCCTGCACTTGCACCAGTTATTTCACCATTGTCCTCTACTGTTTGAATACTTTGAAAAGAAACTGTCACTCTTACAGCATTTACAGAAGTATTTGATATTGCTCTTGTTATTGGATTACCACTTGTAACAGCAACACCAACGCTGCTTTCTGTTTCAATATTTGCTATACCACCTATAAAAGTTTGATCTGAAGTACCAAATCTGGGTTCAAAACCTACGTCTTGAAAGTTAAAGTCACTGTCATCAGGTGATGTGTTACTTGCAGCAGTTTGAAGTAATTGTGTTCCGTTAAGAAAAATATCTTTTTTAAAAGCATTATTATAAGCATCTGTTCCTTTTGTAAGACCAGCCTTTGATGCTGTTGCACTGCCCTCAATCTCGCCCTCACCAACGGCCTCCACTAAAGTGTTAAATTGCTTTGATGAAAGCGTATCAGAAGGTAAATCTGGATTAGTAAAAACTGTTTGTTGTGTAAATTCTTGTATTCCAGCCATTATGCATCACCTCTTACTTGCACTGTATCAATACCATTTGATACTGTCACTGAGCCAACTATCGTTTCTCCATATATCAAATTAATCGCACCTCCAGCTTTTGCAATGTTTGTGATACCACTGAATGAATAGTTTGAAGCAAGGGAAGATGGATCTGTCCTTTCCATACCAGACGGCCCTCTTTGTTGTGGTTGTGGTGAAAGCATGGAGGTTACACCATTAACAATTAAACTTGTACCAACAGCCGTCAAAGCAGATCCTAAAATTCCTCCAACACCAATAGCACCAACAACACTACCAACAGCACCACCAATAAATGGTGCAAAAAAAGGAACTGCTGCAACAGATCCAAAAGCAACAGGAATAATTCTGATTTCAGCATCACCTGTCATGCACAAGGTATCATCAGTGATTACTTTGTCACCTGAATAAACTTTATAAACTTGATTTTGTAGATGTTTTGCAACCTCTGGATAATTACAACATAAAAAGCTAAAAGCCTGCCCGATATTTTTTAAATCAGCCTCAAAAGTTGCTTTACCAACTAATTGTCTTAATTTTCCGTAAATTTTAATTTTTCTCAGCATGACGATACCTCTTATAAATTGATTTATACATTTGCTCATCCAGCAAATCTCTTGAACTTAGTCTACCGACTTGATGATGTAAAACCATCTGTTCTCCTACATAAACCCCAACATGGCAACCGACATGGTTTGCTATACCCATCAATAGTACATCATCTTTTTGGATATCATCTGTTACTTCTACAAGGCCAGTTTTTGGGAGAGCGTATTCAAACAAACCATTTGTAAACATTTCTGTTGGATCTTTTGGTCTTGGCCAATCTTTTAGTTTTAAATTTTTAGATTTAAAATAATCTACTACAAGACTCCAACAATCTTGAGCTTTCCATATCCATTCTCTCCCTAATAATGGTTGTGGTTTATATCCAGAGGGTTCAAAATAAAACCAATCATCCTGTTTAGGGCTATAAATATGCCAAGGAAGGCCAAGATATTCACAGGCAGTTTTATCTGTTTCAGATGGAAATATCGGCCCTGTCGGATGAGAATGTATTATCGCTATTAGTTCACCGCTATCTTCTGCATTAGCCCAATCATCAGGGTCAATAATAAAATAAGAACAGAGATTATTCGCTAAATTTTTACAGGGGAAATATGTTTCTTTACCTTTTACTATCGCTAAAAGACCACAAGATTCTTGAGGTAGGCAATCTTTAGCGTGTTGTGCTGCTTTATCTTTCCAAGTCATGCGTCAATAAAAGTACCAATACCAGGGAAATCTTTTCTGGTAAATTGTCTTTTTGGAACTCTTACATTAGTCAAATCAAGAGCAGAAACACATTCATATTTTATTAATTCTCTATTCTCTAAAACTTTTCGATCTAAAAAATATATTTCATCAGGAAACTTATCAGCACTAGGAGTACCAAAAGGGTTAGATCCTCCTGAAAAATTTGCAGCATCAAGATTAGAAGCTAGAGTCCTTATTCTTGTTAATTTTGCACCATTAAGATCATTGGCAGGGGTAAAAGCATTTACAGTTGCAATAACGGCTGTAAGTGTAGATAAAATATTACTCACTGTTAAGGTTGGTCTTGGAATTTGGCCACGGCCTGTAAATTCAAAACCTTCGGCTTCTATTGGAAATCTTGCATAAGTGTTACCCTGCCAAACAAGTTCACCGTTTCCGTTTTGGTTTGATCCACTGTGGTAACGATACAAAGTGCTACTGCCATGTATTGACGCTATCAGTTGTAGTTCAAACAGTTCAATAACTGCTGATGGATTTATGCTCTGTAGTTCTGAGGTTGGTATTGCCATCTATGGTTCTGCAACCTCCTCAAAAGTAAGGTTCATTGTTACCCTGTTTAGATATGGAATTGTTTTAGATCTTCTTGTACATTTAAATTTTCTTGCAGAAGATTCTCCTGTCATTGTGTAATCAAAAGAAGCCTGATCGTCAAATCTTGCATTTAAAAAAGTATCTATGGTATCAGAATCTGTTTCAGAAATATTGAAAGTGAGGTTCACAACATGAAGTCTTTTATTGGCAGGTAAACCAAAAACAGTTCTAAACTCATAACCATCACCAAGTTTTGTAACAAGCCCTTTTTGTTCAACAGTTTGTGTTGTTCCATATGTTGGTGTGATTGAGGGAAAGGTTGCCATTATGTTAGTAATCCTCCAGGTCTTTTCTCTTTAACAAGTTGCTCTTGTATAGCTTGGCCAATAAGTTGTCCTAATTGGTTTGCCTCGGCTGTACTACCTTGAACTTGTGGTGCGCCTGATGCGTCTACATTTACTGTAACCATATTAGTAACACCTCCCCCACCTCCTATCATGTTATTTGGAATTATAGTGCCAGAACTGGTTGGAACAAATATTTCAGGGCCACGTTCTCCAACAATTGAAGCCTTTCCAACAGGTGGCCTTCCACCATTCGCAAAACCAAGAAGTGGACTTATTCCACCGCCACCGCCAGTAAATGCGTTAGCACCACCTAAAAAACCACCACCTGAAGATTTTTTACCACCACCAAAAAGATTACCAAAGAAACCACCAATTTTACTGCCGATTCCAGAGACTGCACGTTGCATTGCAACCTCAACAAGTTTTCTTTTCAAATCATTTAAGACATTGATTGCAGCATCCGCTAATGATTGAGTTCCCATGACAGCATCAGTTAAATTACTAACAATTCCCTGCTCTACACTTTGGCCTATCTCCATAAATTTTTCATTAAGAATATCAGCTTCACTTTTAACATTTAATAATTCAGTTGCAAATTTCTGAGAACCAAGAGCTAAATCTGTGACTAAGAAACTTGTCTGACCTAAATTTTCATTTAAAAAATCGGTAGTAGTAACAGTTGATTCTATTGCTTTAGTAGTTGTGTTGGTTTTATCCTCAAGTGTTTTAACAGGTGCTTCAGTTTTTTTGAGATTTTTATTTAATGTATTAGCCTTATCTCCTGACTCATTTAGATTTTCAGTAATTTTTTCGGTTTTTTGATTTTTTTCTTCAAGAAGCTGAACTTCTTTAATTTCTAGGGCTTCTTTTATTTTTCTTGCTTTTATTTCTTCAAATAATTCCTTTTCTCTTTTACTTTCTTTGGTAAAAGGCAAAATAAATCTTTTTCCTGTCTCTTGTTTAACTTGTTCTCTTGCCTCTCCCCTTGACTCCATTGCAATATTTGCCATGTTTAATCTTCCGACTTTATTTGCAGTTCCTACTCTTTCTATAAGTTTTGTTATCTGCCCAACCGCATCAATTGCAATATTTAAAACTGTTTTTATTTCATCTCCAAGCTCATCTCCAACAGTCCTTGCAAGAGTTTCAACTTGATCAACTAATGTACTAAGTTTTCCATTTAAAGTATCAGCCTGGGCAGTAGCACCACCAAAAAATGCTCCTCCTTCATTTGTAAGATTTAAAAATGCTTCATTGACAAGATCAGCACCAATTTTTCCTTTACGCATTGCCGACTCAAATTCCTCACCTTGCAATCCTGTTATTCTTTTAAGTTCTGTGGTTATATCAACTCCTCTTTCTAGTAACTGTAAATTTTCCTCTTGTTGTAATTTACCTTTAGCTCTTATCTGTCCAAAAGCGGTTGCAATACCAGATAAATCTGCTCCAGTTGCTCCAGCTATATCAGAAAGTCTTTTTACACTGTCAGCAAGTTCATCTGTTTCAAAACCAAAGGCTTTTAATCTTTTTGACTGTTCAATTAATTCACTACTTGTAAATGGAGTAACAGAACCAAAATCTTGAAGCTCTTTAATTATTGAATTAGTTTTTTCTAATGATCCTGTTAATACTTCAAGACTTTTTCTTTGGGTTTCTAGCTCTGCCGTTTTAACAAAAACAAATTTTGCTGTCTGTATAACCGCAAAAGCAGCAGCTAATTTTTTTAAAGTACCAACTAAACTATTAACATTTGATGATGCTTTTTTCCCAGAATTACCAAATTTATCAAAAGAGTTTTTACCTTCATCTAATTTATTTTTTAACTTATTAGTATTTTGACTTAATTGTTTTGTCTGTTCATTAACTCTCTTTAGTGGATTGATGGCATTCTGAGCATCAACTATTAATCTGACTGTTGACTGTGCCACAAATACAAATAACCTTTATTATATATTACCTTGATTTGGCTTTTTGTCGTTGCATTTCTTTTTGCTCTCTGTCAATTTTTAGTTCATAATAAGCAGCCCAATAAACTAACTCCTCTTGAGTAATTAAGGTTCTTAATTCATATAATGTTTTACCAAGTTCTGTTGCTAGGAAAAATTCAAAGTTTAACCAATTGTCCCCTTTTATTCGTTTTTTGCTTTTGGAATATCAATGTCTATATCCATCATAAATATTTCAATATCATTCAAAATCTTTTCAGGAATTTGTCTTTGAAGCATCGGTGCATCTGACATATCAAATGCTGGAGTGCCATCTTCTTTTTGTGCTACTTTACATAAAAGCTGTGTTGAGATAGTCAAAGCCTCATCTGTACCAGCTAATTGTTGGGCTTTCTGTCTGTCAAATCTTGTTATTGGTGGAAAATATAGAGTTGTTAAAATTTTACCTGATGAATCTTTAAGATCATATTTGCGTCTGGCAGTCATCTCATCTTTGAATCCACCAATGATGAGGTCTGCTGTTCTTTGAGTTGACATAAAAATTTGGGGTTGTAAAAGTTTTTATTAGATAGCAGATGTAATTGTTCCGCTTGGCTTAAATGTAATGCTTATTGTGCTTACGTCACCTAATGATGAAGATTGCTCAAAACTTGTAATCAAACCAGAAAAACTAATTTTAGCTGAACCACTTGCACTGTCAGGGAATAATTCAAAAGCTGCTGTGCCAGCATCGCCTGTTGTTAAAACACCATCAACAAAAGTTGCAGTCTCACCAGAAGCAGCATTGTCGTAAACTAACTCAGCAGTTCCCTCACCTTCAATCAATCCACCGATGAATTTTTTAAAGGTGTCGCCCTGGACAGTTGTTTCTTGGGTATCTTTGGTGATAGACATAGACCATGATCTTGTGCCTAGTACTGGGTTTACTGAAGAGCCACCATCATCAAATTTGACTTGCCCAACATCGCCTTTTACAGCAGCCATAACAAAAAAAAGAAAGATTTATAAATATATTAACTCTTTTCTGACTTTTTTACAGCCTTTTTTGTTGCTTGTTGTTTTTCCATATATCTTTTACAAGAGTTATCCCAGTAATTTGCTTCTCTTCTTCCTTTTACTGCCTCGATAGCGTCAAGCATTTCTTCTGTAATTTCAATCATTAAAGATCCTCATAGATGTTAAATGTAATTCTTATTTGTGTTTGAAACTTCCCTTCTGGACTTGATGATAAAACTTCAGGCCCGATAGGGGAATCAAAAATTACATTTGATACTGTCACTCTATTGTATAAATCTCTAAGCCTCTTGCCAATCGTATAGTTTGACCCAGCACCAATACCTTCTTCTGTGAAAATATTTAAAACTATAAGACCAACAACATCATTAAATGCGTTGGTTGTGTCTCCTTGCGTAAGGTATTGATGCGCCCCAAAACTTGTAAGGCATTGAACAAAAGTATCTTCTGTGGTTGAATCAAATGCCATGTTGTTAAATACAACAGGTATTGCAGGGCTTGATGCAAGTTCTGTCGCTAATCTTGCCTCTATTGTAGATCTGACGGTGTTTAAATCTATTGCTGCCATTTATGCCTTCCTAAATTCGTTTTTAATATACTGTTCTAATTCTTTTGCAACAAGTTCTGGATAACCTTTGATTGTGCTTTGACGAGTCCTATATCTTCCACCCCAACTTGGAGGAAGGTTTGTTCCATAAGCAACTGGTTCTGCATATTCAATATTTGTGGAAACAATACCAATATAAGGTTTGACTTCACTTTGCCAAGAATTTCTTAAAGTTCCACCAACTCCAGATTCTCCTTCTCTTGGTTCAAAAACAGGAGTAAATTCAATAATATCTTTTTCTGCTTTGAAAGTTGCCTTTCTTACAACCTTTTGTACTTTCTCACCAAAATGATCTCCAATATCAGTTAAATTTATTTCTCTAGCCATAGTTACCTCAAGATTAGATCAAAACTTATAGGGGTATTATCCTGTTCATTTGTGATAACTTGAATCACTTTAAATTCAACATTACTTATCAAAACTCTATCTTTTGTTGTTGGAACAAAACTAATATCTTTTGATGCAATAATTAATCTTTTATCCTGGGATTCAATCAGATCATTTACCTCAGATCTGTTTACATTACTTAATGCACCTTTGACAGTTGTATCAGATGTAGATTCTGTGATCGCTCCAGTGGTTGTGTTATATGCACCAGGCGTCACTCGTCTAATCGTCACATCTCCTCCAAGTTTTTTCAAAGTTTTAGAGGCTGCTGTTTTTAGTGCGTTTGCAAGACTCATAATGAATAAGCTATAACAGTTCCACTGTCAAGTTTGACACTGGTAATGACTCCACATATTTCAGCAGTGGATTTAAATTGCAAGGCTGTCAAATCACCTGTTACATTTTCAGCGACTAGAGTATTAATCACTGAATCTTGTAATGCGACAACTTTACCAAACCTTCCAGTATGGGCTGCTGTATCATTGATGATTTTGGCTGCTGGGAAATCAGAATAGGACATAATTAAACTTTGTAAGCTATA